TCTACACCAAGTCTGTTTGCCTTGACTGTACTCTCGGTGTGCATATTCTCATACTCAAAGTCGTGCCACAGTCCATTACAGACTATTGTACCTTGATCATTTGACTCTATTATGACATATGCTTGATTATAAAGCGTCGCATACTTATATATAATGGTAGGGAAGAGAATAGGTGAAATAGTATTACATCGATAAGTAGCAACCTGTTTAAAGGGTCTTGTGCTAACGTCGATCACGTTAAACGTAGAGTAATCCTGTCCTCTTCCTTTACTTACATCCACTGTCATAATATAGTCGTGATCCTTTATGGTATCTTCATATATTAGACAATTTCCACCTTCAAGCACACGTAAAGGGTTTGACATACGCATTCCCATAAGTGTTTCTGCACCTATGAGTGTATCGCCTGTACCAAAGAATGTATTACCAAACTCTTGGTCAAACTGCAATTGTGACGTGTTGGATATAGTCTGTTTCTTCCAGTCTTCATCTCGGTCTGGAACATCCCACCAGTCTACTCTAAACGGTTTGAACTCGTTTACTTTCTGTACCGCACCTTCCCATATCTTGTAATACATGTTACCGATACCGTTTGCAGTAGACGTTATGATAACCTTGGTATTCTTACCTGATGAAATAACTGGGTAGGTAGATGTATAGAACTCTGCCGCTTTTTCAACAAATGCAAACTCGTCCAGATATAGAAGTGATACAGACATACCACGAATGGATGAACCAGACGTTGCAGCGGCAATTATCCGAGAGTTATTAGAAAACTCAATAGAACCTTTGTTCAGTGCTTTACAACCTGGTTGAAGGAAGAATGGTAGATTCTCTAACATAAGAGAAACCCGACCCAACATCTCACGTGCAGTCGCACCTTTGTTTGCAAGAACCGCAATGATCTTCTCGGAATGAAACAGTGCATACCATAGGAGATATGCAACAGAGGATATAGATTTACCTGATTGTCTACAAGCAAGTATTACACTAAAACGATTTTCATCGAAGTGTGAAAACATCTTTTCCTGATATGGATATAGGTCGAAAGGTACTAACCCCTCGTCAAGCGATATCACCTTGCAATACGTCTTTGCAAAGTGTGTAGGGTTCTTCATACACTTTCGGTATTCTAGGAGATTTTCTTCAGTCCAATCTTCTAATACACCATCGCGTTTTACGTTGGGATTACCTAGATAGGTCTTACTCGGATGAATCATTCGGTGTCACGTCTACCATCTTATCTTGTTCTTGAAGCATTCTCTGCAAATCAGTTGTTGAACCTACAAATAGATTTTGATTTGTAGTACCACTGACTTGTTTCTCATCTTTATTTATGTCTTTGGTTTTCTTCTGTAGATCCATCAATCTATCAGTTACGTCTGAAACGTTTTTGATCATACCAGACAACACTTCGAACGCACGAGGGTGTTCACTCTCACGTGCAAACTGCATCATTAGATCTAGAGACTCCTGACCTTTTTGGATTAGGTCGTAGTAGGTATCTCTGGAGTGGTCATAGTCTGATTTTATTTGGTCAGAATCGCTCATCATATTTTCTCACTTGTTATGCACTATCCACCGTATTTGTAAGGACTGTAGTGAATCCATAATCACTATCGGCAGAAGCACCAAGAGGATTAGGTAGGATATTTATTTTTGAAACCCAAGAGTCTGAGTCTCCCGAACCAGCACCAATAAGATATTGGTTTGTTTCAATGTCACGTATAATTTTGCCAGTGTTAAATGGTCCGTAAAAGTTGGCATGCATTTCAAAATCTAATTGGTAATTGATAACTCTTCGATCTCCAACTGCACCTTCATATGTGTCTGAGTATGCCACACCTTGAAGAATGATTGGAACATCTTCTTTTACGTCTGCATAGTCAGAGAATGGTTTGATCGTCAAACTATACTGTGGTGTAAAGTATGGTAGAATCTGTTCTAGTATCTGCAATCCGTCGTCCTGACTTTTTGCATATAAATTCAATTGAAAAGAAATAGTGTAGGGAACATAGTTGTATATTTTATTTCTCGATACGACTGAACTGTCTGATGGTATTGATTTCTGAATCTTTCCCATCTTTTGTAGTTGTCGTTCTGGTGCATATGTAAACGCAAGCATCTCAAATGACATTCTAGGTAACTTGATTGACATACCAGTGTCCGTTCCAAGATCTGGATTCTCACGAATACGAACCAGTGCTTGATCTCTAGGTGCATATGCAATAGGAACCTTTATGGTTCCGATGGTTTCGCCACCAGAGTTTTGTCTAAGGACATATATGTTGTTAAACAAAGAACCAAACATCGCAACACTTTTGCGTATTCGCTCGTGATAAAAATAACTACCTAACATTACTGCGGATCTCCAAACGGATTACTTTCAGTGAAATCCAAGAACGACATATCCGTTGCAGTCGTTTCAAATTGATCATTCATCTCTGTCTTAGTTGATTCGATGCCTTGTGTTACGGCAGTTGGTGTACAAAATGCTCTGGAATCATTACCTAACACTGCAATACCTGTAACTAGATTTGAGAAACTTCCAGAAGTGTTTCCTACATGGATAACGTCAAGAACATTAGAAGAGTCATTCCAAGCATGAACTTCTCCAGTATTGTTAGTACCATCTGCTAAAGTCTGTTGTATTTTTTCACCTATTCTGTAACCTGGTCCAGAACTATCCATAGTCAATTGATATACGTATGCATATTTTTCTGCTTCTTGATCTATGGCATTACCAGTGTTGAAGTCTTCATCTGCATACTCAAATTTCTCACAACGTAATTTGAACGTCGGTAGATTACTCAACTGATAGAATGGTGATTCGTGTTCTACATGTGTTATCTTGAAAAAAGATTTAGAAAGTTCTAAGTATATCACATCACCTTCTCTTGGTCTTTCACCAGTCATCTCATTGTCATATCGAAGAACCATTTCTTTCCATCGTGTTTTAGACACAACAAAAGTTGCTTCGTCACGTATCTCTACACCAAACTTAGTAAACAAATCTCCTTCACCGTCAAATCCGTCGGTGTTTTCAATATACATTTCTACCTTGTGAGATGAGTTGTAACTAGACTGTACATCTTCACCAAGAATTGTATCTTCGTTAACGATATCTCTTGGTAAATAATAAACGTCTTGACCATAGATCTTCAAAGATTCAATAATAATATCTTCGTAGAGTCTCTGTTCGCCTTTTACAACCTGTGAGAAATAATGGTTTACTGCCATAACGTTATCCTATAAAGAAGTCTACAGGAGTTTCAAACGTCATTCTTATTTCCTCTTTTAGTCTGGTTATATCTTCTCTTGCATCATCGAATATCTGTCTACCATTCAATGTGACACCGCCAGGCAGAACCATACCTTCAAACTTGATAAGGTTTGATCCCCACTGACGTTTTAGACACGCAGTCGCATAATCTTTTAACCACATATCGTTCCAAGTTGCCGTGAATGTTGCCATACTAACTGACTGATAGCATTCGAATATAATGTATTCACCTGCTTTGACATCTTTATCTTCGAAGTCTCCGTGAATATAAACTCTATTTCCATGTCTAACATAAGTAGTCTGTGGACTACCATTAAGTTTTTGATCCAACAAAGATAGATATTGTTGCATCTGTTCGTAGTATGCCAAATCTCCTGCAAAGTTTTGAAGATCAGCAATGTCATTAAGCATCATCTGATACTTAATGTCAAAGAAATTAAATGATGTGTTAAAAGAACTCGCAACTGGAAACATCCGAGTTACGTATAAAATAGTTGTATCGCCTAAACTGATGTATCCATTAGACACATCGTCAGCAGTCACTAAATGTGATTTGTATATTCTTTGTACTGCGTCGTTATGAAATTCTTGCCAATACTGTATAGACTCATCAATACAATCCTCTTGTTGGTCTGGATCAATATTAATCTCAATAACAGGATCGCCCAAGCGACGCATACAAATGTCAAGAAATGTGGATCGTGATGATGCCGTTGCCATTTTTAGTTCCTATTTTATTCTATTTAGTTAAGCAGAGATCCACCAGAATTGTAGACATTGATCCTATAATAAGCACCTGATTGTCCATCTAGTTTATCTGCGTTTAAATTTGTTACCACTGATGTCGATGATGTAGTAATTGCACCAAAGTTTGCAGTACCGACAACTGTGAAGTTATCGTTGATTGTTGTTTCTGATGTAGTGTGACCGATCTTGACTGCAACACCACTAGATGCAGTTGCAATTCGTAATGCACCTTTACCCTGTTTGATATAACCATCACTGTCATCTGAATAGATTTGCATGTCACTGCCAGCACCGAAATGTGCGACACCATTGTCTGGTAGTTTTATGTCGTGTGAGAAGATACCTGTTCCAGAATCACTCATATCTAAAGTAAGTGCATTCACTGTCGCAGTGCCATCTATACCTTGTAATATAATGTCTTTCTGATCTATTGATGATTTAAGAGTAATATTCTGACTTGCCATAGAGATATGACCTATCAAAGTACCATCATCTTTAAACTCAATTTCTCCACCACCAGCGTCTAGTTTGATGTCTGTCGCGGCATCTAATGTAAAGTTTCCACCACTTATTATTTCGTAGATAACAGGACTTGTAAGAGTTTTATTTGTTAACGTATCTGTTGATACACGAGATACCAATGTTGAATTACCACCAGTAGGTAATGTCAATACATCGGACGCACCAGCAGAGTGTGGTTGTGATTGAAGTGTTTGTGCATGAGCATTGTTTACTTCACAATAGAATAATAGTTTTCCTACTGAACCATTGTTAGTTCTTAGGTCAATCTGTCCACCTTGAACAGTAAGATCATCTCCAACTTCTAGGTCACCAGCGATGGTAACGTCAGTTCCACCTGTAGGTATTTGAATAACTGCGGCATCTGCATCGTTTTTGATTGTAACGTCGTTGGTCGAACCTTGACCTGTAAGGATAAGACCTTCAACGGCAGTATAACCCATCGCGGCATTATCACCTGATGATGTATCTCCAGTTGCTTCAATATTACCACCACTGATTGTTCCAGTTGTTGTTATGTTTGACGCACCATTATCGATTGCACCAAATCCTGATGTAATAGAACCAGCATTTAATGCACCTGTACTAGTAATATCTGTCTGTGTAAGTGATACCGCACCACTTGATACTGAGAACCCAGTGCTTGAAAATGAAGCAATACCTTTATTAGAAGACGTTGCGTCCTCTCCAGAAAACGTGATAGTATTAGCACCATCATCAACTGTAACGTCTAGACCTTCGCCAGCAACTAAAACTCCACCACCGAGATTGTCTCTGACTGCTTCTAGATAATCAACCCCACCAACCTCAAGAGATCCAGATGTAACGTTAAGAGTTTTGTTCATCTCCCATTCGTCATTAGAACCATTGTATGTAAATGTTGCTTTTGTGCCTGAGTAACCTGCCCCACCGATTGTAAGACCAGAACCATCTGCACCTGCGGCATTTGCCGCAGAATCTGCGAGTACCATGTTCAGATCGTTGATAGATGTTACAGTCGAGTTGATAATTGTTTGTACACCATTGACCTGTAAGTTACCACGAATAATAACATCACCAGAGTCCGTACCAATCGGTGTCGGATCTAAGAATAGTGTACCAGTCGTTGATGCCACAGTGTTATCAAGTATTCTAACGTTATCTACATCAACTTGTGTCAATCCTGCTAATACAGTAGAACTAGAACCCAGAGTAATTGCAGTGCTACCAACTGTAGTTGTTCTTGCATCTACATAAGTTTTAATTGCTTTTGCAGAAGCAACCGTGTCATCACTTCCACTAACACTTGAAATGTCTGTGTCTAGAACACCACTTTTCAGATTATCAACTTCGATGTTTGAAATCGTATTGTTGTCTGCGTCGATTGTTTTATTTGTCAGTGTCTCAGTACCAGCAACAAGAGAAACAGTACCAGTCGCGGCAGGCAATGTAATAGTTGCATCTGCGGTAGAAGCAGGTCCTGAAAGAAGAACTCTGTTAGAACCGTTGTTGGTTCCTTCTTTAAATTCGATAGTACCACCAGCAGTAGCACTTGGTGTAATAATTGGATTGGTTATAGTTTTGTTTGTAAGTGTCTGACTGCCTGTAAGAGTTGCAACTGTTGCGTCTATGTTCAGTGTTACCGTATTACTAGACCCTACTGACGCAAGACCAGTACCACCTGCTATTGTAAGTGTTTCGTCGTCTAGATCAATCGCGATTGTACCAGCATCAGTTACAACGTCTAAGTCCTGTAGATCAAGAACTGTATCAACATAATTTTTAGATGCCGCTCCTGCGGAATCTGTTGGATCGACTACACCTATAATCTTGCTTGTCGCAACATCAACTGATCCAGTTCCATTCGGTGATATAACAATATTACCATCTGTATTAGTAGAACTTATTGTATTTGCATCGACTGTTATATTGTCAGTTACAACTTTACCTGCCGTTACCTGACCAGTTGTTGTGATTGCTCCTGCACCAACATCGATACTTGTAAATCCTGATGTGATAGAACCAGAGTTTAACGCACCTACTGTAGTAGCGGCAGTTGTAACAAGATTTGGCATTGCAGTGATTTCGTCATCAAAGTATGCCGCCATTTGTTCGACAGTAACCTGTTTCATGGTTCCACTGTCGTTCATAACAAATCTGTCACCATCTACGATAGTTGTAGAGGTTGCGGCAGTTGTACCAGCAATTGCAGTTGCACTAAATGTTTCAATGCCATCACTATCTTTTATGGATAGTACCCCATTGTTATCACTAAGTACAAGTTCGCCAATGTGAAGACTTCCACCTGATAGAAAAAGATCTTTCCATTTCTTTGTAGCAGAACCGAGAGATATTGCACTATCTGCGTTTGGTATTAGATCAGACGTAAGACCAGTAATCTGACCAACCGCAATAGAACCAACACCTGTAATCGCGTCAGAGTCTACTTTGACTTGGTTGTCTAAAGTTACTGCATATCCAGCGGCAGGTGTAATATTAATATCGTTAGTACCAGTCGATGAAACTGTACTAGCATTCAGTGATATAAAATCAACGTTTAATTCATCTAGTTTTTTATTTGCGTCTACTATTAGTGCAGTTGATGCAGTATTTACACCATGTACATGAGACAATAAGTCTGTAAAGTATTTACCACCTATTATAGAAGCAGAACTTGCATATCCAGTTCCATTTGAATCTTTACCAATGAATAGTCTTTCACCAGCATTACCCTGAGAACCAGTACCCATTGTGTAGGCAAGTTCGGAATTCTTTAGTACATTGGCACCTGGTGCGGAAGTACCTGCACTTCTTTTTATTCGAATGACTGCCATTAAAAAGTGCCCCCATTAACTTCTACGTAGACACTTGATAGATCACTGTCTACTACAAATGCCGCAGAGTCACTGTCATAAACTAAAAGAGATCCTTCGTTTACTCCAGAAAGATTTACTCCACTCAAACTAGAAATAGTAATAGCACCCGAAGTCACTTTTTTGATTGGAGTTCCAACCGTAACCTTCTTCACTATCGTATTAATAACACCTGCCATGAATTGTCCTCTATCTTGTCACGGAAGGTTTAACTCGAATTGATCCTTCAAGCACCCTTTCCATAATAGTGTTGCTATCACTATCAGTAAAACTGATTTCAACATCATAAAGATACCTTCCAACTTGAAGGGCATTTGTCTGTGCATTTGTTAAAGAAAGAGTGATTATACCATCTGTAGATGGTGCAGTAATTATAGCATTAAAATCTTGAGTGTTTGCTGAATCACTATTGTAACCGCGTTTCATTTTAGCAAAAACTGAATGATTTGTTAGATTTTTGTTAGTACCGTCTGCTTCATCCAACTCGATCTGGATTGCTATATCTGTTCCCTGATCGATTTCTAAGTCTTCATACTGTGCCATGTATCCATCTCTTTATAAAACTAGTTGTCTTTATTTATAACAAAAATAATCTCAACTAATCATAATAAAAAGAAAATACCTTCTCTAGCACCTCTTGTTCTTGTTTTGGTGTCACATATTCTGGTGCATTCATAATACATATCGCACTTTCATAACAGAGCATGAATGCAACAGTTCCATAATCAGTCACCATTCTCTGCCAAGGAGATTTTTTAGTCTCCTTACCTTCTGGATATGCTTTCCATCCAGAATACCAATCATCCCAGTATTTCAAATGTGTCATGTCATATGCGTGTACATGTGTTAGGTATCTACACATTCCAACGTATTTCTCTAT